CTCTTTTTTCTAGGCTATCGATACGCTTTTTCGCTGCGCGAACTTCACCTTTATAGTAAGCCACTTTTTCTGTATCTTGTTTCTCTGGTACTTTATTCTTCCGAACCATCCAATTCCTTTTCAAACTCTTTAACTTTCATTATAGCTTTAAATAAAACATCCTTTAAATCGAATGAACAGCAAGACGAATTTGTATTATTTTCAAATTGAAGCATATCTTGGGATAAAATGTCCACAACCATTTCTGCGGCACCATCTCTATATGTGCAATATTTACATTCACAATCCTCGTTCTCCATACACTGAACAACTCGGTCTTCTAATGATACAGCTCTGTCTGATTTTGATGCTTCTAGTTTCTTCTTGAAGTCTACCACGGTTTTATCGTCGTCACTCATTTAACTTACTCCAATAATACAACTAGGATTCACCAAGCAGCAAGTCCTAATTTCCATCAGAAACTTCAATGCTCCTGTATGACATCCTTCTTCACTTTCAGGATTTAAAGCTTCCATTGACTCTTGTATGTCAACAAAGGAAGTTATAGCTTCTTCTAGTAACTGCTCTGCGTCATCAGCAGACATCCCATCTAAGCCGTCTATCCCGCCTTCTAAGACCAAATCGAACATAATGCTACAGTCACGCGTATAAACGAAAGAATCGATCTCAGGCGATCCTGGAGCCTCTGAGGGGTATATTCCTACAATGTAGTTCATTTATCTAAACCTTCTACTAATCCTGCTTCGTTTATTGATATTTTAGGTAATTTTGTTAGGTCACTGGAGCCAAAAGCTCCGGAGCCACGATCTGTTTCATCCAAGTCTTCAACTTCTACAAGTTCAACATCGAGTCTTTTCTTAAAAACAAGCTGGGCTATTTTATCCCCTTCTTCATATACACCAACTCCTGACGTTGTTGGTTTAAATTTTAACAGAAGTTCCCCTCGATAATTTTGATCTATCAGCCCAATTGAGTTAACTAGATGTAACTTCTTCTTGGATATGCTAGATCTAGGATATATCTGTGATTCATATCCTTCTTCAACTTGAATAGCTAATCCTGTTCCATATACAATATTTCCATATTTATCTGTAGTTCTGGAAGTTGCGACAAGATCATATCCTGAATCAGACTCATGTGCTTTTTTTGGGATTGTTGCTTTGTCGTCCAGCTTCTTTACTCTAACTTTCATCCTGAATTACTCCACGAAAATTCTCTACAATATCAAAAGCTTCGTCTTGAGTTTTTTCTAGACCCAGAAGTTCTGCGTATCGTTCTCGCTTCTTTCTTCCCCAATTTGACATTGGACCTACTTTCTTTTCTGGTACAGGAACTATAGATTCTTCTCCGTATTTCTTTACCATTTCTTCATATGTTCCCATATCTCCGTTATTTACATTCATTTTATTCTCCAAATAAAAAGGTAGCCTAATCACTACCACAGGAATTGAAGCCCTCGTAATCCGCTAAAACTACTACATGCCACCCGCTGCTAAAATCCTATTTGTACTGAAAGCGCCGGACCTCACCAACTCCATTATACCACATTTATTCTAAATTGTCAATCAATTTATTCAAATAATTCCTTGCTTTCTTTAAATCCGCTATTCCGTTCTTCCTCTTATATCTGGATACATACTTAATAACATTTCCAGCAGCAAATCCTAAATCGTTCTTTTCAATAAATTCAAGAACATGCCAATCTCCACCATAATGTTTAGGATGGTTGATCTTGTCGCTCAACGGATCTATGACGTGATCTCTAAATTCTTCTTCATAAACTAAAACGTCACCTGTATTCGGAATCCCCATTTCCCCATTCTTAATAAATTGTTCTTTAACTTTCTTCGCCCATTCTTCTGTTTCTTTTTCTAATGCAATTGGCATTATTCTCCCCTTATTTTATAGCCGACCAATATTCCTGTCGCAATAGTATTAAATAAAAAATTGGATATTAATGGGATATCTTTCATTGGAATTACATAAATTAATCCCGCCAACTCGCCGACAGTCCAGAGAAATAAAAAAGAACTAGAAATTCCTTTACAATGTCCGTCTTTAATTGTTTTAAATAATAATGGAATTGAGCATAATCCTAAACAAATTGTACTGATGTATCCTAGTTCATTCATTACATCACCTCAAATTTGTCATCAGTTATTAATCCTAAAGTCAATGCTTTTTCTTTTGTGTAATATCTATCTTCATGTTCCAATTCTTTTTTCCACCAAGCTTTTGTTTTCTTGGTTCTATCAACTAGGATATCTATCAATACATTATTTAGTCTCTCTAGTTCTTTCACATCAGTTTTGCCTTGATGTAATCTTTCCCGCAAACCACAATCTGAAACTTCATGAAGCATAAAAGTTGACCTGGGACTTGCATATCTTTCGTCTCCGCTTAATCCGATAATCGCCCCCATGCTCATTGACTTACCAATTACATGAGTTCGGATTGTTGTGTAGCTACAAGCTCTAATAAAATCAAATAAAGATAATCCGTCATAAACACTTCCTCCATAACAATTTATATAAATATCAATCGGGTCAGTTTTATTCACATCGATCATTCTTCTCATTGCTCGAATAATCCAGCCGACAGAATACTCGTCAACTTCTTCATCCAGCATGATTCTTCTATTTTCAACATCGATTCCATTTTCAATATAATATTTTGTATTATCATATTTCTCGGATTTAGAAACGATCTTTTCTGCTTTATGTTCGCTATTTGTTCTATCGCTCATTTTGTAAATAACTTTCCTGAATCTGGATCTCTTTTTCTAGCTCACAGAATTTGGCAAATTGCTTTAAAAGTTTTGCATGAGCTTGTTTTGGTTTTAACAATCCTTCAAGTTTTCTTTTCTCGTTCTGTAGTTCTTTAATTAGCTTAGTTCTGTTCATTATGTCTCCTTAGAATTTCCCTAACATCGGCTCAATTATTCCATCTAATTCCTTCTCATTATCCGCACCTTTCAATTGGACAAACCTTACGTCGCCGACTCTATGTTCCTCTGTAACCTCAATGATCTGCTGAGAAGGATGACTCCCTGTTATCCCTATACTCTGAGCAAAGGGATCTGTTCCCGATAAAGTTCCATTTATTAAAAGATCCGTCCCGTTATCTAACGTTTGATGTGTTGATTTATGAACATGAGCACCTAGGATAACATCAATTTTAACTCCTAATCCAGTTGACACGCTATTTATTTGACTAGTTATATCCTTAGTGTTAATACTCTTACCGGGATTACCTAAGTTGATAAACGTATCTCCATGTGTTGCCAAGAAATTATGATCAAATACTTTGAACAATGAGTATGGGGTTTCTGGGATTACAAATTCAATATGTTTGTCCTTCCTAAAAACTTGCTTCAATGATACATAAAGGTTCGTTGCAAAACTATCCCATTTCTGTTCAGTTTGTCTTCCTTTATTATCCTTGTGGATATATCTACAGTGATTACCTGTCTGACATTCAATCCTAATTGATCTATACTCTGTTGCTATATAGGATATCCCTTGTGTGAATATACTTAAAGCTGCGGCAAATTGTGTAGACATTAAATCAACAGCACCTTCCTGACCATGAATAACTCCAGCAAATATATCACCATTTAAAACCAGAACCAAATCAGTTTCTTCTCTGTGGTCCTTTTTATATTTTGCTAACTCTCTAAAGAAGTAGGCAAACCTTCGGGCAGAAACTTCATTATTAAATGCGTTAATTCCTCCCATTTCTACTTTGTCAATATTGATTCCTATATGAGTATCACTTATATGACCAATTATAGTTCTCTTAATCTTCTTACGTTTCTTTTGTTTAACTTTCTTGTGTTGTTTAAAAGTCATTCCGCCAACAATACTAGACAATGAATCCAGAAAATTATCAAGTCCTACATTTTCTTCAACAATAGCCTTGTTTTCTTTTCTTAATTTACTAGCTGTTTGTTTTGCTGTAAACGTTGACTTGATATTCTTAATGAGAACGTCATCTGAAACTTCATCATCCTGAAACCTACGAAACGCTTTTCTTGTCGCGTTTAATGTTCTCTTTTCAGAAAACTGTGCGTTCATTTCTTCTGTGATTTCTTTCCAATCTAAATCGGTTTCTTCCCTCAGACTTTTTAAATGCTTAATTTCCTTATCTGTCCAGCTCATACTTCTATCCTTATTTTAGTTTATTCCTCTTACATTATACCATATATTGCTAGTATTGTCAAGCTAAATATCACTACGTTCATTCTACGTCTCCTTCTGGATACTTTTCTAGATTCTCTTCTGTTGCTGGCATAAAATCCCAGGTATTACGGGAAACCCAACGGTTAGCTAATTGTCTATAGTCTCCTTTTCCCCATTCTTCATATTCATATATCTTTATAATGCTAGATACAGTTTTGTCTAACTCTTTAACTGAAAATACTTCATTATTATTATAGATAATATTGTCTATCGAATTTAAAGTTGTCCATCTATTTTCTGCAATATCCAATAAATTATCATTGAATCCCTGATTGGTAAACACAAATTTATCAGAGATTTTATTTTTGAATGTAATCTCTACTTCTATATTATATTTATATTCATTTCTAGAATGTCTCTTGTTTCGTATATCATCAACTTTCGGACCTTTCTTAAACCAGCTCATTTCTCCTCCTCTATCATTTTTCTAAGCGCGTCTATGTCAAGTGCTCTCATAAATCCAACATCAGCTTGCCACGTTCCGATTCTCAATCCTACATATTGTTCAAATGTCATCGCTAATCCTTCTTTATGTTCTTCATATTTGTTATATATATCCTGAATATCTTCTAGGATTACTTTGTTCTGAGCGGCTTCCATTTCGTCATTCCACTCAGTTCCGTCTTGATATAACTTGGCTAATTCTTCAACTGTCATTTCTTACTCCTCATCTAAATGATCTATAGCAATTTCCATTCCACCAATAACATCCTCGTTATAACTATAGAATTTATCCGCATATGCTCCTCGACAATAAAACATACCTTCAGTTTCTAAATAAACATGTTCCATAAATGTTATGTTTAATCGACTTAGTACTTTTTTGCAGATTTGTTCTGTTTGGTGTCGTCTAATAAGTCTGCGTTCTGCTTTTCTTATTGATTCTTCTTCGTCAATACAACTAGTTAATAGGAAACATATAAATAATATAACTCTCATTTCTTTCTCCTCTTGCTCCGTAATTCTTTTAATAAATACTCAGATATCTTTACAGACTTTTCTAAATCCCCAACAAACATTACTCCTTCTTCCGGCAAACCCTTCGGGGTAAATGTTCTGTATCTACTTTGTAATCCTCTTGTAACTTGCACTATATATTTATCTGTTTCTTCACAATATTCAACTGTAATTATTACAGGAATGTCACCCTCGAAATGGTGACCTTCAAAAACAATCATCCTAGTCCTTTTGTTATATAAGCGTTTTATTTCTTCCTAATCCGTAGTTTGGATAAAGTGTAGGATCTACTAGAGTCTCGAATATTTTCAAAGTGTTATGAAGCTTTTTAAAATAAGTAGCCTTGTCATATTCACCGTCAAATTCTTTTGCTAGTTGTAACGTATCTTTATCCTTGCAATACAAATAAACTTTGTCGCCCTCTTGATAATCAACGTTCTGAATTGCATCCAGAACTTTACTCTCTTGTGCTCTCTCAGGATTCAATACAGCTTTGGTCACGGTTTTCTTCATAGCCCACTGATTAATATCCTCAAATCCTGCCTCAATTTCTTTTGCGACAGCGTTATAATCGTTGAAAATATGATCTCGCTTATTATTCAACAGTAACATTATAACATTATTTAGGAATTCTGTCAAGGCTTTTTCTCGATTAGTTCCTTTTAATCCGGAGCCCTTTATTGTGATCTTCTTTTTCTTGCCAGTTCCTTGTTCCATTATGTAGTTTTTGGCTTTAACTACTATGAACTTTTCGAAGTAACCGTCGTCTTCATATTCAATTAATTCGGGGAACTGTGAATTAAGTTCGTCCATTAGTAAATCACATTCCTCATCGGTAAATTTCTTGCCGTCCTGTTTACAAATACTTATCGCATCAGTATCCACATTAACGATACTAAAATCATAACTCTCTCCTGTAAATGGTGTTATTACGTCTTCTCTCATTCTTCCTCCAAATATTCAAATCTTATTCCGTCTTTAGGATTCTTAGTTCTTCCTTTTAAATAATCACAAATAGTAGAGACAGGTTTATTCCAAAATTTAGCTGCGGCTGATAATGATTCAAATTCGTTACCTTTATTATCTGTTAGTTTCTTTTGTTGTTTTGTTCTGTCTATTCTTCCTATCGAATTTACTCGTTTTGCTGTTGCTGACATTTTCTTTTTAACTTTTTCTGACCACTTAAATCCAGTTCGAGCCTTACTTCGAACTAGTTTCTCTTCCTTTGACATTTTTATTCCCAATCTATATTTATTTCCTTTTCGTTTTTCTGACATTCTCTTCTTAGTTTCTTCTGTGTGCTTTCTTCCTTTCATCGGCGAACTTGCAGACAACGACATATTATAATCTGGCTTATAAAAATCCAAACAATACTGCTCATTATCTAAACATTTATCTTTGTGACAAACATTAACAATCTCCCAAACAAAATTCTCTCCTCCGTACTTATTATATGATCTCTGTAATCTTATGTTATGATGCTTGTCACATTTCAGTTCTCGGAAATGCATAGACACCCTCCTCTTGATGTTATAAGAAGATCCTATATAGATCTGTCCGTTCAAAATGTTAGTTATACAGTATACTCCGCTTATCATTTCTTTTTTCTATTAGCCTCTTCTATCCAATGTTTGGAACCTTTACCTGTTGCCCAAATCACACTCTTCTCTATTATAGCTCTACCTGTTTTTGTTACAAAGTCGGCAAGTTTCATAGAGTTAAAATTTAATCCAGGGGTCCCTAACAGACCGTAGGCGCTGTTCACTGTGATCTTACCTGCGGCTTGCATGTCATCGTAATATCTGTCGCCAGTTTCCTTAAATCTTTTCTTGTTTGCAAATCTCTCCTTGGTAAAATATCTTACCATCGTTAGGAAATTCCCCTCGGGGTCTTTCTCTTCATCATACACTTCATACTGTAACATGATGCTAGGATACATTGATTTTATATCAAATTTTTTGACATGCTTATAAACACCTGGAACGCCAAAACTAATCCCACCCCCATACTGTTCTTTCTCATTAGCCTTCGGAATGCTATGCCCATCCTGCAAGTAACTCCTAACCAACAATCCGTTGATCTGACGACCTGTTGCTGTGATGTTCATCGTTTGAAAAGGCATTGGCAAACTCTGCATATAATAAAAATACTGAGGAATCATCAAGTCATACAACTTTAAACTATCATCTGAATCTTCCACGCAATACTTTTTAAACTCTGCCCACATTTCAACATCACCATCCTGAAACTTCTTCCAAATCTGATTCGGCAATATCTCTGAAAAGTCAAACTTAGTTCTATCCTCTTTTTCTAATCCTTCTTGCTTTATGATCTGCTTCAATCCATAAGACTCATATTTTCTTGCAAAGTCAGACTTAATTGAAAGCATCCATGTGTCAATAATCTGTCTTCCAAATATCTTAGCTTCAAAAAAGTCATAAGCTTGAGATCCATCCTTTCTAAACTTCTTAGGTTTCTTCCCAAATTTAATTTGAGATCCGTCTTTACCTAACTCCAAATCTATACCAAATTCTTTTTTGTAACAATAAGTTAGATACGGCAAATCAAATCCAAAAATGTTATGACCAATCATAATACTCGGATCTGTCTGTCTTACCCAATCTGCCCAGCAACTTATCATATGAGCATCGTCATCTTGATAATCATCTAACGAGAATAACTTCCGTGAAATATTGCCGTCAATATCGCGGAAGGTATTAGATATAAGAAGAACCATGCTGTTATCGTTATGAGCAACACCAGTTGTTTCAATGTCGAAACT